GACTTCTTAATCGCTCCGGGTATGACCTCAAGTGCAGATCAGGTAACAGTTGTTAATGATCTTGTAGCAACAGCAAAAGCACGTAAAGATTGTGTAGTAGTTGCAGGTCCTGCTAGAAACGATGTTGTTGGTGTCAATAACCCAGCGACAATTACAACAAACGTTTTAGCTACAACAAACGCATTTACTTTCGACAGCACATTATTTGTTGATTGTAACTGGTTAAAGGTATACGACAAATATAACGACAAATATGTTAGTGTCCCTGCCGCATCGTCTACAGCGGGCATTATGTCAGCATCAGACGCAAATGGTGCACCATGGATCTCACCAGCTGGTGGAAGACGTGGACAATACTTAGGTGTTACATCTACTGTATACAACCCAACTAAAGCACAACGTGATACATTGTATAAAGCAGGCGTTAACCCTGTTGGCAATATCCCAGGTCAAGGTGTTCTACTCTTTGGTGATAAAACTCACTTAAATAGACCATCAGCATTTGATCGTATCAATGTTCGCAGATTGTTCCTCACACTAGAGAGAGCTATCGGTGAAGCGGCTAAAAATGTAATGTTTGAACTTAATGATGAGTTCACTCGTGCAGAATTCGTTAACATCGTAGAACCAGTCCTAAGAGAAATCAAAGGTCGCCGTGGTATTACAGACTTCAAAGTAGTTTGTGACGAAACAAACAACACTTCGTCAGTTATTGACCGCAATGAGTTTATTGCTAACGTCTTCATCAAACCAGCACGTTCCATCAACTTCATCACCCTTAACTTTGTTGCAGTACGCAGTGGAGTAGAGTTTGAAGAAGTTGTCGGCACTGTATAAGTAGAGTAGAAAGGAACATTTAAATGGCTATTCTCGGAGTAGACGATTTTAAAGCCAAACTCGCTGGTGGTGGAGCTAGACCTAACCTATTTAAGGTAACAGTTAACTTCCCAGCTTACGCAGGTGGCAACGTCGAACAAACATCATTCATGTGTAAAGGTGCTCAGTTACCTGCATCAGTGATTGCTCCTATCCCTGTATCATTCAGAGGTAGACAGTTACAGATTGCAGGAGACAGAACATTTGAACCATGGACTGTAACAATCATTAACGATACGGACTTTGGAGTTCGTGATGCTATGGAACGTTGGATGAACGGTATTAACGGTCACACAACTAACACTGGTATCGTTAACCCAGCCGATTATCAGTCTGATCTTATTGTTGATCAATTAGATCGTGACGAAACGGTACTCAAATCATACACTTTCCGTGGTTGTTTCCCAACCAATGTTGGTGCTATTGATCTGAACTACGACACAACAGGGGCAATTGAAGAATTCCCAGTTGAGTTCCAAGTTCAGTATTGGGAAAGTACAACGACTACTTAATATCGTTATAAATAAAGGGGTAGAGGGGATTTCTCCTCTACCTTATTATTAAATGGAAAGAAACTATGGCAGACAACAGTAATCAAGGCATTAAATTATTCGGCTTCGAGATTCGTAGAGCTGGCGCACGTAAAGCGGCGGCTAAGAATCAACTTGATTCCATTGTACCACCAACGGATGATGATGGAGCAGGATACGTTACTGCATCAGGTTCTCACTTCGGTCAATATGTAAACCTAGACGGTGATGAATCTAAAGATAATATTGAACTAATTAGACAATATCGTGGAGTTGCTATGCACCCCGAAGTCGATGCGGCTATCGAAGATATTGTAAACGAAGCAGTTACCATTGAGGATAAAGGACTATCAGTCAAACTTGTTCTTGATGATGTCGAAGCTTCAGATAAGATTAAGAAAGAGATCCAACTAGAATTTGATACTGTATTAAATATGCTCAAATTCAACGATCTTGGACATGATATATTCAGACGTTTCTATGTAGATGGTCGTATGTATCATCACTTAGTCGTAAACGAATCAAACTTAAAAGCAGGTATTCAAGAGATCCGTCCTATTGATGCTACCAAGATCCGTAAGGTGAAGGAAGTTAAAACTAAGAAAGATCCACTAACAGGTGCAAAGATCGTTGAAAAGGTTGACGAACACTTCATCTATCAGGAGAAGCCCGGCGAAACAGTTAATGGAATTAAACTAACACCAGATAGTGTCAGCTATGTGACATCAGGACTATTGGATGAAAGCCGTAAGAAAGTAGTATCTTACTTACACAAAGCTCTAAAACCAATTAACCAATTGCGCATGATGGAAGACAGTTTGGTTATCTATCGTCTAGCACGTGCACCAGAACGTAGGATCTTCTACATTGATGTAGGAAATATGCCTAAAGGTAAGTCCGAAGAGTACATGAAAGGTATCATGACTCGTTATCGAAACAAATTGGTATATGATGCTAACACTGGTAAGCTTAAAGATGACCGTAAACATATGTCTATGTTGGAAGACTTCTGGCTACCAAGGCGTGAAGGTGGACGAGGTACGGAGATATCTACACTTCCAGGTGGAGAGAACTTAGGTCAAATTGATGACATCATTTACTTCCAAAAGCGTCTATATAGATCTTTAAACGTTCCTAGTTCAAGACTAGAGCAAGAGCAAGCAACTGGACTTCTAGGTAGATCCACAGAGATTAACCGTGACGAACTTAAGTTCCAGAAGTTTATCGACAGATTGCGCCGTAGGTTCTCTGCACTATTCCTTGAGATCTTACGTAAGCAACTTGTTCTTAAAGGAACTATTACCAACGAGGATTGGGAAGCATGGCGTAATGAAATGGTTGTGGACTATGTGTCTGATAACCATTTTGCGGAATTACGTAATGCAGAATTAGTTAGAGAAAGACTACAAACTCTAGATATGACACAACAGTATGTTGGTGAATTCTATTCTAAAGAGTGGGTCTTCAAAAATGTATTGAATCTATCTGACGATGAGATGGAAGATATGAAGAAACAAATGAAGCAAGAGGAAGCTGATGGCGAAACTATGCCAGACGAAGATGGTGATGAGGAATATGATCCACCTAAACCTGCTCCAGTTGAAGTGAAAGTTGTACCAGACGAGGAAGAAAAGAAACCACGTGTGGATACCGACAAACTTGAAAAAGATCCAAAAGATCCTAAACAAAAGAAGAAAGATGATAAATAATGGAAATGAATCAAACAGTACAAGACTTTATTAATCAAGTGCAAGAGAAAGACTTTGCCAAAGCAGAACCTACTTTTAAGGACATGATGACACAAAAGATTGGTGATGCTCTAGATGCAGAGAAAATTGCAGTTGCAAATGCGGTTCATAATGGTGTAGAGCCAGTAGAAGAACCAGTAGAAGAACCAGAAGCTTCAGTTGAACCCGAAGAAGAAATTAGTTCTGAATAAGAACAAATAGAGAATTCTATATGTATAAATAATAGTTGAAACAAAAGGTAACTATAATGAAGACTTTCACAGAAATACGTGAAAAAAGAAAGAAAGGTATGCCACCAGGTGAACATATCTTTGATACCAAAATTAAAGGTATCCACGTTATGGTACATAAAGAGAAGAACAAATTTGTCACATATGTTGACATGGAAAAGTTAGACACGTTCCGTGATTTAAACTCGGCTAAGAAGGCTGGTGCGGAATTTGTTAAACAGTTTAAAGGATAAACGATGAAACTTATCACAGAGTATACCGAAACCGATGTGCAGTGCATAGTCGAGGCTAACGATAAAGGCGAAAAGTCTTATGTTATCGAAGGTATCTTTGCGATGGCAGAATCGAAGAACCGTAACGGACGGATCTACCCCAAACCTATAATGGAAAAGGCAGTAGAAAAGTACGTAACGGATCAAGTAATGACTAAGAGAGCAGTTGGTGAGTTAAATCACCCCGAAGGTCCTACTGTTAACTTAGACAAAGTATCTCATCTTATTACTGATCTTCAATTTGAAGGTAATAATGTGATGGGTAAGGCACAGATATTAGATACTCCAATGGGAAAGATCGTAAAAGGTTTACTTGATGGTGGTGTTCAACTAGGTGTGTCAACTCGTGGTATGGGTAGTCTCGAACAGAGAAACGGCGTAACAATGGTCAAAGAAGACTTTATTCTTAATACAGTTGATATTGTACAAGATCCATCCGCCCCGCAAGCTTTCGTAAATGGAATAATGGAAGGCGTGGACTGGGTTTGGAATAACGGCGTAATCGAAGCAAGAGAAATTGAAAGAATGGAGACTGAAGTTAAAAAGGCTCCACGTGCTGATCTTTATGAGACACAGACACGTGAGTTCAAGAATTTCCTCTCGTTACTCAAAACAAAAAGCATGTAAAGGAGTACAGCATGTCTGAAGAAAATCAGATCACTGATGCAGAACTCCATGACGAGAACGTTGTGGAAGAAGCTCATGATCCTAAAAACGCTGAAGTTGCGTCTGTCGATTCTGTCGATAAAGCGGCTAAAGCTACAACACAGGCGGCGGCACCAAAGACCAAAGCTGGCATGATTAATGCAATGTACGGTAAAATGTCGAAGATGAAAAAAGCAGATCTTCAAGCATCTTACGGTAAAATGATGGGCGAAGAAGTAGAAGGCGAAGAAGCTGATGTAGTGGCAGAAGATGCAACTGCGGCAGTACAATTCGACTATACAACTGAACTTGACGCATTGGTTGAGTCTGAAGCAACTCTTTCAGAAGAGTTCAAGACTAAAACTGCCGTTATCTTTGAATCTGCTATCAAAACAAAACTTGC